CTTGCTCATATTTACAACAACTCAAAATTATGGGGTGCTGTAATCATTATGAAAGGAAGCAATAACACTTACATGAATGGCAGACTTTATGAAATTGTTAGAAGAAAGCGGTCTGAATTTATGCAAGGCAATCAATATGCTAAAAATTGCATAATTCCTGATAAAACTAGAAAAGCTGTTGCTGAAGCCAATAAAAAAAGAGGATTTACCGAAAATATGCGTGAAAAATGCACTTTTTCTGGTAAAAGTCATTCTGATGAGCATAAAGAATATATGCGAAAAAAAATGACTGGTCGTGTATTTTCGCCTGAAACTTTATTAAAAATGAGTATTGCTCAAAAGAAAAGGTTTGGTAAAAATGCTTAAAAAACTATTAAATTGGCTAAAAACAAGACCATTTACGTCTTTTCCTAAAAAACAACAATCCATGACTGCGGATGAAATATTAAAGTCATGGGCAGAATTTCAGAAAGAACCAGCAGTAAAAGTTAAACCAGCCCTTAAAAAGGCAACTACTAGGAGCAAAAAAGTGGCAACTAAACCTGGCCTTTATGCCAATATCCATAAAAAGCAGGAGAGGATCGCAAAAGAAAAGGCAGAAGGCAAGCCTGTAGAAAAGATGCGTAAGCCTGGAAGTAAAGGCGCACCAACTGCTGCAGCCTTTAAACAATCGGCTAAAACTGCTAAGAAAAAGTAATCATGGCTACAAAAAAACATGACAAGCCAATAGCCCATAAAACTACTGGCAAGGGCAAAACCTACAATCCTACCGATAAAGGCGCAGGAATGATTGCTAAAGGTAGGGCTGAATACAATGCTAAAAATGGCAGCAACTTAAAAGCACCTGCCCCAAATCCTAAGACTGAAAAGGATAAAGGCAGAAAAGCGTCATTTTGTGCTCGTATGGAAGGTGTAGTAAAGAAAGCTAAAGGCCCAGCAGAACGAGCCAAAGCATCCCTCAAAAACTGGAATTGTTAAGGAAAAATCATGCCTCTGATTAAATCAGCTAAACCAGCAGCATTTAAAAAAAATATTTCTACTTCTGTGAAAGAAGGAAAGCCAATTAAGCAGGCAGTTGCTATTGCTTATGCAGAAAAGAACGCAGTTAAAAAATCAACCAAAAAAGGAAAATAACCATGATTCAATTTACTATCCAACAAATTAATGAACTATTAGCCGAACTAGGTAAAATCCCTTATGCCTATTCAGCACCATTAATTGATGGCATCAAAAAGATTGCCGAAGGTCAATTAGCAGAATTGGCTAAAAAAGCAGAAGAACCAGTAGCAGTAGGTGTAACACCGGTAGAAGTAGAATGACCGCACCAAACGTCTATATTCCTTACCCTTATCCGCAATCTATTGAAGAAGTAGAAGCGGATATGAACGCTATCATCTACCAGCCTGAAGTACCCCAAGAGCTGCAAGACCAATATACAAACCTTAAAAACAGTCCTGAAGTCCAAGCTGATGTAGACCAAGCAGAGGCTAATAGTGACAGTATGGACAATGAATGATAGGATGTGCTTAAATAATAGGCAGTTGCTTAAAAAATAGGCAGAATAATCATGACATTAGAAGTTGATTCAACTGTAGACAAAGGTGGCGCACCTGAAGGCAATCAGAATGCCAAGAAGGGCAAGCTTTTCTATGACCAGTTAAGGATGGTCTTGGTGCAGAACGACAAGTTTAAGCTGCGTAAGATTGCAGACAAGCTTGTTGAATCTGCTGAAAAGGGTGAAGCGTGGGCTATTAAAGAGATTATGGACAGAATGGATGGCAAGCCTGTTCAAGCACAAGAAATTACAGGAGCTGATGGATCTGAGTTTGTAAAGGGCATTGGATTTATGTTTGTAGATGGCAATGCAAAGCCAGAATGACACAACAGGCTTTATATGGCCTCAGTTTCCATCAAAGCTTAAATGCTTAGTAGAACCAAAGCATAGTCGATATAGAGTGCTGTATGGCGGTAGGGGTGCAGGAAAGTCGCATTCGGTAGCTAGAATGCTGTTATGCAAAGGGGTTATCGACACTATTCGAGTCTTATGTGCTCGTGAGTTTCAAACTTCTATTAAGGATTCTGTACATAAGCTGCTTGTAGACCAAATCTACGATATGAAGCTAGAAGCTCATTATGAGGTCACTCAAACCTCTATTAGGGGTAAAAATGGCACAGAGTTCATCTTTGCAGGCATAAAAAACAACATTAATGGATTAAAGTCTATTGAGGGCATAGATTACTGCTGGGTTGAGGAAGCCAATAACGTAACGGCTATATCGTGGGATATTTTGATTCCTACCATCCGTAAAGAAAACTCAGAAATTTGGATTACTTTTAATCCTGAGCTACCTACAGACGAAACCTATAAGCGGTTTGTGATTAGCCCACCTGAAAATGCTGTGGTGCAAAAAGTCAATTGGAACGACAACCCTTGGTTTCCTGCAGTCCTTGACTTAGAAAGAAATACCCTTAGAACTAGAGATTTTGAAGCTTATCAGAACGTCTGGGAAGGCTTTACTCGGTCTACAATTGATGGAGCAGTATTTGCCAAGGAAATGGCTAGGGCAGAGCAAGACAATCGTATTACCAATGTGCCTTACGATGCAACTAAGCCTGTAATGGCGGTTTTCGATATTGGTTGGGCTGATGCTACGGCAGTATGGTTTGTCCAGTTCGTAGGCATGGAAACTAGGCTAATTCGTTATTTTGAAACTACTCAAACCACTATGAGTGAGATTCTAGGCAGGATGCAGACTTATGGTTACGTCTATGACACCTTGTATTTGCCCCATGATGCTAGGAATAAGACTATTGCATCTAATGGCAGAAGCATTGAGGAAATCGTTAGAGCTGCTGGATTTAAGGTAAGCATTGTTGACCGAGTGCCTATTGCTGATTCTATTAATGCTGCTAGAACCATATTTAGTTCATGCTACTTTGATAAAAACAATACGGCTGCAGGGCTAGATTGTTTGCGACATTATCGGTACGATGTAGACCCAGATACCAAAGGATTTAGTTTAAAGCCAGTTCATGACAATTATTCGCATGGGGCTGATGCTTTTAGATACATTGGGCTTATGATTCAAGAAAAGAAAGTAGTCAAAAGAAAGCCTATGAATTATGATGTTACAAGCTGGATGAGCTAATAGGAAAACATTATGGTAATGAATGTCGAAAGCAATGGTGGAGTCTATTCCACCGAATATGGCGATGACTATGAATCCGGAGTAATCGAGGAAGCTAAACAGTTTCTGCGCTTTTGCTCTGAAAATGACTCAAATAATAGAGTTGAGGCACTAGATGACCTGAAATTTGCAGGTGGAGATCAATGGCCTGTAGAGATTCAAAATAGCCGATTGCTTGAGTCTAGACCCTATTTGACTATCAACAAGATTGATGCCTATTGCCGTCAAATATCAAATCAACAAAGACAGCAAAGACCTCGGATGGTGGCTCATGGTATGAATACCGAGTCCGATGAAAAAGTTGCTGAAATTGTCACAGGCATCCTAAGACATATTGAAAACCAATCAGATGCAGATGCAGCCTATGACAATGCTTTTGAGTTTGCAGTTCGCATGGGATGGGGCTATTGGCGCATTCTTTATGATTATCCAAGACCAGATTCAATGGAACAGGAAATCTATGTAAAGCGCATTGAAAACCCTTTTATGGTCTATTTTGATCCTAATTCCAATGAACCTGATGGCTCAGATGCAGAAAAATGCCTAATTACTGAGGTTATTTCTAAAGAATCATTCCGCAAAATGTATCCTGGCGCAGATGATGGAGGCGGTTTTAATCCTCGTGGTACAGGCGATTCACAGTCAGAATGGATTACTAAAGAAGATATTCGTATTGCTGAATACTTTTATACTGAGCACAAGCGCACAAAGCTTTATCTATTGTCCGATGGCACTACTTGTTATGAAGATGAAAAGCCTTCTGAAAGCATGATGCTTGATGCTGGTGTTTATGTAGTTTCCAAGCGTGAAACCATCAAAAAGCAGATTAAATGGTGCAAGTTGACAGGGATGCAAGTTCTTGAAGAAAGAGATTGGCCTGGTCGATATATTCCAGTTGTACCTGTTTATGGTCAGCAACTCATTGTCGATAGTAAGAAAAAGAAATTTGGTCTTACTCGTATGGCTAAAGACCCACAACGTATGTATAACTTCTGGTCTACAGCTCTCACAGAATCTGTAGCCCTTGCTCCAAAGGCTAAATTCCTCCTTGCAGAAGGTCAGGATGAAGGTCATGAAATGGAATGGAATACAGCTAACATCAAGTCGATGCCTGTATTGCGCTATAAACAGACTGATAGTGATGGAAAGCCAGCACCAGTTCCTACAAGAATTCAGCCAGAACCTCCTCCTACCGGAATGGTTACAGCCCTTCAAGGTTTAAATAGCGATTTAATGGCTGTAGTCGGTATTTATGATCCTGCTCAGTTGCCTACAGGTATGCAGTCTGGAAAAGCATTGAATGGTCAGCAACAGCAGACCGACATGACTAACTTCCACTATTATGACAACCTTACAAGGTCGATTAGGCAATCTGGTCGTATTTGTTTAGACCTTATTCCTCATATTTATTCTAATGAAAGAGTAATGCGTATTATTGGTGCAGATGGAAAAGGTGAGTTAGTGACCATTAACCAAAAAGCCCAAGATGAACAAGGTGTGGATCAAGTTCTCAATGATGTAACTACTGGCGAATATGACATTGTGATGGAAACAGGCCCTGGTTATGCTTCCAAGCGACAAGAAGCCGTAGATTCCATGATGACCTTATTGACTGCTGATCCTAATTTGATGCAACAAGCAGGGGATTTAGTCTTTAGAAATATGGACTTCCCAGGTGCGGACATCATTGCAGATCGATTGGCTGCTGCTAATCCATTGGCTCAAGTCGATGAAAAAGCTGATATTCCACCTCAAGTTCAGATGCAGCTTAAGCAATCACAGATGGTGATTCAGCAGCTTCAACAACAGATTCAACAAATGACTTTGGATATGAAGTATGGGGCTTCTGTTGCACAGCAAAAAGACCAAGCTATGTTGCAAAAAGCTCAAATGGAAATGGAAGTTCGCAGAGAAGATACTCGGATGCGAACCGATACTCAAGCTCATGACACAGTTATTAAAACTCAAACTCAGCTAGAAATTGAGCAAATGAAGGCACAACTAGCTTTGGTGATGGCTCAATTAGATGTAAGAAGTGAAAGAGCAGCATTAGATGAAGCAATTGAACGTGGTATTTAATCGGAGAAAATAATATGCCAACAATTACAGGTGATAACGCATTAGAATGGAAAATGAAGGAAATGGCTCGTAGGGCTGGTAAAAAATATGAGCCAGCCCAGCCATCCAATCCATTCCAAGGTTTGAGCAAAGATGAATTAAAAGCTCAAAATAAATTAATTAAAGAAGCCAAAAAAGAAACTAAAAAAGCTTCTAAAACGGAATAAATAGACAAAAATTATTTTTAGTAGTATTTTTAACTTAAATTGGAGCTTGAGAAATCATGGCCGAATCAGAAGTTGTAAGAGAAGCATCAAATGTAATAACAAGTGACAATGCAACAACCTTTTATGCAGAAAGATTAGGTTTAGCTGACCAAGCAAAGCCAACTGAGGCTGAATCTGTAGATTCAGAGCCAGAGCAAAGCGAAGAACAGAGTGAACCAGAAGCAAAGGAAGAAGCTAAGAAACAAGACCCTGAAAAGTCAAAAGATAAGCTAAATAAGCGATTCGATAAGGTAACTCAAAGAGCTAAACAAGCGGAAGCTGAAGCTCAAGAACTTAGAGAAAAGCTAAAGAGTTATGAAGCTAGGGTAAACCCTGAACAACAAGCTCAAAAGCCTGTTGTTGAAGGTAAACCTCAAGCAAGCCAGTTCAATGATGCTTTTGAATATGCAGAAGCTTTAGCGGAGTGGAGTGCGGAAAATGCTTTAAAGCAAAGGGATGCAGAGGAAGCTAGTCGCAAAGCTCAAGAAGCTGAAGCCAAGAAGATGGAATCTTGGAATAAGAAGATTGAAAAAGCGAAAGAAGAAATGCCAGATTTTGATCGAATTGTTCAATCTAGCGATGTAATCGTTAGCGATGAGATTAAAAAGGCAATTCTTGAAAGTGATGTAGGGCCACAGGTTCTATATGCACTAGCTTCTGATGAAGATTTTGCTCGTAAATTAACAGAAATGGACTCTGTTAAAGCTCTGAAAGAAATTGGCAAACTTGAGGCTAAATTTGAAGCTAAAGAGGAAAAAGCCCCTAAAGCTGAAAAACAAAAGGCAATTGTTTCAGGAAGTAAAGCACCTGATCCTATCAGGCCGTTAAGTGGTGGAAAAGTTGGCGCAGATGTAATGATTGACACCAATGGTGAATTTCATGGTACTTATGCCCAATGGAAAGCTGCAAGACAGGCTGGAAAAGTCAGATAAACCTAATTTTTTTGGAGAATTAAAATGGCAAATACGCTATTAACTATCTCTAAAATCACCAACGAAGCGTTGATGGTTTTAGAAAACGAATTAACATTTACATCAGAAGTTGACCGCAACTATGATGACCAATTTGCTGTGGTAAATTAATCCTGCCTCAGTTTAACTGTAGTATTGAGGAGCCAAGATTGGCGCTACAGTTAACGTCCGTAAATAGAACAGGTGTGCGGACGTAAAAGTTTCTCTGATTGACTTGGAAGCCCAGAGGTGGGCGACAGGGGGCAAGCGAAAGCAGCCTGAACGACTAAGTGAGAAGCCTCCGAAAGGAGATGCGATAGTCTGAACAGCGATATAACTAAAGAAGTCGCTGAGTTTGAGTCGAAGAACTCGAACCGCCATTGAAAGATGGTCAGTAGCCGAAAGGTGAAAGTAACAGAATGAGGCCTGGACGCTTTATTGGAACTACAGGGCCAGCCCTGAACGTAGAAGACTTGAACGAAACCAGCGTTCCAGTTACTTTGTCGACCCAATTCCACGTGGACACTCAGTTCACTACTCAGGATTTGGCTCTGTCATTGGATATGTTCTCTGACCGCATCCTAAAGCCAGCAGTT